TTGTGGTGTATGTTATATAAAGTTAAATATTTTAAATAAAATGATAAGATTGTTAGATATTGATGAAAAAATAAAAAGTAATGAACGAATAATAGCATACACCACATTTGTGGTGTATGTTATATAAAGTTAAATATTTTAAATAAAATGATAAGATTGTTAGATATTGATGAAAAAATAAAAAGTAATGAACGAATAATAGCAAATGTTTACGATAAAAAAACAAATGAAAAAAAGAAAAAAATTGTAATTGAACATGAAATTGATTATGATAAACTAGCAGAAGAATATTCAAAGATATTAAATATTGAGAATAATAAACATTCACCACTGGAAAACAATAAACAATGTCAATATTGTAAAAAAATATTCACAAGAAAAGATGCAAAAAACCGACATGAGAAAAATTCATGTTCAATAAAGAAATATGGAAATATAAAAAAAGAGACAAAAAAAGAATCTGAATATGTTAATGAAATATTGTTAGAAAAAGGATTATATATTAAGAGTCAATACCCAAATATATATTTAAGAGATGTAATATTTGTTGGAGGTCCTCAAGGAAGTGGAAAAAGTTATTATTGTAACCAATACATCGAATGTTTTCACGATTTATTTCCAGAAAAGAGAATAATATTATTTTCAAAAATTGAAAACGATAAATCATTTAGAAATTTAATTACAAATGATATTATGAGAGCTTTTGATGTTAGAGATGAAGAACTTATTGATGACCCAATTGATGGTAAGTTAGAACTTATAAATACATTGACAGTATTTGATGATTATTTAAGTTTAAATGATGATATTGGAAAAAGTATTAGAAAAACTTTAATTGATGTTTTAGAAAATGGAAGGTCCCAATCAGGAGAAGGAGATGATATATATTGTTTAGTTACAAATCATGATTTGATGGATGGAAATAAAACAAAACCAATATTAACTGAATGTAGTAGTTTGGTATTTTATCCTAAAGGAGGCGATTTATATCATATTGAACAATGTTTAAAACATAAATTCGGATATAAAAAAGAAATTTATGAAAAATGTTTATTATTACCTTCAAGATGGATTTGTGCAACAAAAACATGTCCACCTTACATATTACATAGTAAAGGAGCAATTTCGTTAAATACTTAAATAAATCTTTTAAAACTATTTAAATATATTTAATTTAAATAAAAATAATAATAATGAGTGAAATATTAGGAAATCCTTTAGAAGTAATAGCAATCAAAGAACCTACAATTGATATTAATCAGAAAAAAGTATTTGCTGTTTATAAAGGCGGTGCTAATAATACTTATGAACAAGAAATATCATCTAATTATTCAAATAATACTGTATCTTGGAATATTAATACTCCTTCAGACCAAACAATAATTGATAGAAAAATATATTTAAAATGTTCTATCAGATTTGTTCTTACAGGTCCTGATTTAGGAAAATATCTTATTGAAACAGGAAGAGATGGGCCTAGAGCTTTTCCTTTAACTAATAGTATGGAAACAATTACTATCAAAATTAATGGTTCAGCAATTTCTTTACCTTTGTCTAAAATAATGAAAGCTTTACAAAGATACATTTCCAGAGAAGAACTTTATGATTTGTATTCAGGAACGGCATTTTATCCAGACCAAGCGCAAACCTATAATGAACTTTATGGAGCAATTAGAAATCCTTTGGCAGGTTATAATGATGGTATTGTAAATGCTACTGAACATAGAGGAGCCTTTAGATACACAGTTAATAGTATTTCAAATGTTGGAGCTGATATAACTTATGATTTTGTTGAACCTTTATTTGTTTCACCTCTTGCATTTAATGATAAATTTTCTAATGGATTCATAAATGTAAAAAATTTCTCATGTAATATTCAATGGAAATCATCTTTAATAAATACCATGTGGTCAAGAAATGAAACTGACGGATTATTTACATCTGCAACAGTCTCATTTGAATCTCCTCCACAACTTTTACTTAGGTATGTTACTCCATCTGAATTAAACCAATTGGAAATGCCTACAAATTCAATTTATAGCTACCATGAATTAATTCCTAATGAAACAAATCTAGGACCAATAGCACCAGGAGAAACAAAAACAACCTCTAATAATACTTTACAATTATCTACAATTCCAAGAAGATTTTTTTTAGATGTAAGAAAAAATCAGAATGAAGAAAGTTATTTAATTCCTGATAGTTTTTTGAAAATTGAAGCAGTAAGTATCACTTTAGCAAATAGGTCAGGTTTATTATCAACTGCAACAATTGATGATTTATATAATATTTCTTTAAAGAATGGTTGTAATTTGACTAAACAACAATGGATTGGAGAAGGAATGCATTTATTACTTGGAGGGACAGACACTGAATTAACGGGTGTTGGAAGTGTTTTATGTTTAAATGTTCCAGAAGACCTTACATTAAATGGAAGTGATTATCTTGCACCTTCAGTTGCAGATAAAATCACTTTCAAAGCTCAAGTAACTTATAAAAATATTCATCCAACAGATACCTACGAACCTATTTTAATGATTATTACGGATACTGAAGGTATTTTTACAATTAATGATGGTTATGCTCAAACTCAAACTTCAGTTATTTCTAAAGAAGATGTTTTTAATGCAAAATTTGATACAAACTATGATTATAAATCTGTATATGAATTATATGGAGGTGATTTTTTCGGTGATATTAAACAATTTATAAAGGATATTCCAAAGAACATTGAAAAAGGGGCTAAATTTGTCAAAACAGATGTTTTACCAATTGTTGAGAGTGTTATGAAAGTTTTACCTATGCTTGGGTTAGGAATTGAGGAAGTTAAAGGAGGAAATTTAAGAATAGGAGGTGCAATAATGAGTAGAAAAGAATTAAAAAATCATATGCTTAAAGCACTTCAATAAAACTTTTTTAAAAAAAACTTTTTAAAAAATTTTTTAAAAAATTTTTTCTTCTAATATTTCGAACATAACTCTTGCAACATCATCTCGATTTTCAGAATTGATTGATTGAAAAAAGTCATCAAATTGTTTTTTTGTATAGCCAATACAATCAAATAAATATCTCAAAGAAACCCACATTCCACAAGTTTGATAATTTTTAGATTGAAATGTTATGTCATTAATTTCAAATTTTTTTTCATTTGTTTCAATAAAATCCTTTGTCAAATTTTTTGATTTATCATTATAATATGCAAATTTTAATTCATCATCAATCATAAAGCCATATGAATCAAAAAATTCGATTAAATTTTCATTATTAACAAATACTATTACCCAATGTCCTACATTAGGTGATTGTTCATAAAGAATAACATTAGGAACAGAAAAGTCTAATCCTTCTTTAGGAATTTCTTTATATGAAATAATATTTGGTTTTATTAATCCTAGTTTGTCAAAGAAAAATTCAATGTCTGTATTCGATAACATAATTTATTATCTTTTATTGATAAAAGATAATCTTATATAATGGGTATTTAAATAAATATAATTAATAAAAAGTATGACTGAACATCCTATTCCTTCTAGAAATGATTTTCCAAATCACAATAATATTCCTGAAACTCATATTTCTTATAATATTGCTATCAAATCAGAAAATCAAAATGGAGAACCTGCAAAATATATTGTAAATTTAAGTGAACCTATCGTTAAATATCCTAATCATTATCATTTAGCAATAGTTAGATTTAAAGTACCTTTTAGTGATATACCTTTTTTAATTTTTAGAATTCAAGAAGGTGATACACAATCTGATAAAAATCTTGGAATTTATTCATTTACATTTGCATATGGAGGCACAGATTTTCTAAATTATACAAATTATATTTCAAGAGATTATGATATTACATTTCCTCCTCTTCCTCCTTCACAAAATAATGGAAAACAAGATTTTGGTAATATCGGTTCAAACTCAAGTTATTATTATTTTATTTATAATATAACTGAATTTATTATTTTGTTAAACAATACATTACAACAATGTACGACAGACTTATTAGCTGCATTTCCAGCGTTAGCACCTCTTGATTCACCATATTTACAATATAATGAAGAAAATATTAGATTAATTTATCCTAGAAAATTTATTACGGAAGGAATTGATATTTATTGGAATTATCCTTTAGAAAAATTTTTATTAAATAATTTGTCTGAATTTTATAACGATGGACAAAAATTTAATAAATTTTTATTATACGAACAACCTAATTATGACAATGCATATTTTCCTCCGGCAATTGTTCCTTCATCTCCTCCAGATTGGTTACAAATAATTCCCGATTGGGGTCAAATAAATACAATTGGTGAACTTCAAAATATTATTTTTAATACTTCTCTGATTCCAATCAGAGAAGAATATACTAATTTTTCTACTGATGGTCGAATATTAAATGAAAGTATTTTAACCGATTTTGCTGTTAACGATTGGGATGGTACAAGAGGTAATATTATTTATACTCCATCAGGAGTATATAGATTAATTGATTTAGTAGGAACATCTCCTTTTAGAGCAATTGATATATCATTATATTGGAAAGATACAATCGGAACAGTAAGGCCTTATATTTTATATAAAAATAACGACCCCGTTACTTTGAAATTAGGTATAATAAGACTTGGTGAGAGTTCATAAAATTATTTTTAAAAGATTTTTTAAGCCCCTCGGTGATTTTTTAGGCCCTTCGAGGGGCCTTAAAAATCCCTTAAAAAATCTTTAAGAAAATTATTTTTAAAAATCTTTAAGAAAATTTAAATTTTCTATTAAATGTTTGTTTTGTAATTATTCCCTTTTTACTGAATTCAAATCTTACAACACTGTCGTCTAAACTTTTACATATATCTATTTCATGTGTTTCACCTCTATAAAAACTCTCATATAATTCTACTATTGATATATTATTCTCATTACAATAATATTCTAAATTTTTTCTATTAGCTCCTTTGAATCTGACATGATAACCTATTTTACCACTTTCATCTGTCAATACATCTAAATATGCCTTTTTACCTAATCCGATAAATTTAATTGACCAAGGATTTAATAAACCTTCACATTCAAAATCACTATGAAATTGTCCCATATTTTTACCTATTAGTTCTCTATTGTATTTTTCTTTAAATTTCTTGGCTAATTCATCAATATCCTTTTTACATAAATGAAGTGAGTCACAATCAGTATACAAAACATTCATTAAACTATCGTCTGCTATTTTCAATACTTCATGCATAATTTTCTTTGAGATACTTAATATTAATCCACCAACATGACATAAATTATAATCTTCATACATAATATTATTTTCTTTAATTATTACTGAATTTTCATTTACAATTTCAATGTCTTTTATGTGATAAAAATGATTTCTTACATAATTTTTATAATATTTTTTATTTCTTTCTCCATCGTATTCTTTAGTTTCTCTATTATATTTAAACTCCTTGTTTGAATGTACTGATATTTTTGTTGTTGATGATTTCAATAATGTTTTTCCATAACTCGAATTCATTAATAATTTCAAACAATTACTCATTCCAATATTTTTTTCTTTTTTGGCTAATAATCTTCTCAAAAACATTGTTTCAATAGTATTTTGAATTTTTACATTAAAACCTTCATTCCAATATACTCCACGAATTACCTCAATATCATATATTTCCTGATATTCTATTAAATCGTTAATACTAATTTTATCCATAATTAATGTTACATTTTCATCTACATGATTTGACCACACTCTTGTTCCTTTTTCATTTTTTATTCCTACTCCAGGCAATTGTCTTTCTTTTCCTATTTTAAATTTACATTCAATAACATAATGGTCGTATTTTTGTATTTCTTTAAAAAATTTGATACGCCCTTGGGGACTATCAAATTTTAATGTTTCTAATATTTTACATTTACCTAAGGGTAATTGGGCTATTTTCATAGCACTTGGATATAAACTAACAGCATCAAAGTCTACTATCTCTAATCCTTCTTCAGTTATTATTTTCTGATTACTTCTCAAACATACTCTTCCACCAATTATTGATTCCATTATAAAACTTTTTAAATGTCCTTTAACAGAAAATATACCATCAAAACAACCATTAATACATAAATTAGCACAACCTAACGAACTAATTGTTAAAAAATCAAATATTCTCAATCCTGTTAAATCTAATATTATATGGTACATTTTCCTTAACCCTCTTTCAAGAGTATCACAATCAAGTTTCAAATAATCATCATATAATCTTAAATGTTCAAAATTATATTTACCTTTATATTTTCTATATATATTTTTTGTAACATATTTTTCAAATATTTCCTTATCAATTTTATTTTTAAATTCCATATATTCCTTATTTTCTGAATTAATGAAAGGTTCTTTAATATTTTCTTCAGTAAATAATTCATATATATTAAACTCTTCCATTTTACCAATATTTAAATCAAACATTCCTTTAAATTTTGATAAACCTGTTGATATTAATTTATAAGAATCCCTTAGTTCTATTACATCTCCTTTATATTTCAAAGTTACACTATATATTGTACCATCTTTTTCTATTTTATTTAAAATAAATACTTCGGGATTACTCTTAAATAAATTATAATCATATTTTAGATTATGAAATAATCCTATTTTTTTACCTTCTTTTATACAAACATCAACATTGTTCCTTATTTCTTCTCTTTCTTCAATTAAATTTTTCAAATTATTTTCAGCTTGTTTCTTTGCTATTCTTCTTATACCTTTTTTCATTAAATTTTTCTTACTATATTTGATATAATTTTCTAACCTCATTATTTCATTTATTTCATTTTCACAAGTTGTTCCAAATCTCATATATTTTAACAAGTCTTCGAAATTATCTGATACTTTTTTTTCATTAGAATCTTCACCATATTGTTTAATACCATATAAAAACCCTTCATGTTTTCCATGAACTAATGCCTCTATATCACAACTGAATATATTTTCAAGTTTTACAACATTATCACTATAGATTATTTCTAATTCTTTTTCAACCATTTTTTTCTGTATTTCAACATTTTTTTCCTTTATTAAATTATTTAATAAATTTTGTAAATTAACTATTTCTACTCCTTCTTTATTAAAATTTAGAGCATTAGGCAAAAATTGATACGCCCTTTGGGGGCTATCAATTTTTCTTGAAATTTTATTTTGTTCTCTTTTAAATTTATTTAATTTCTTTATTACTGGATTAAATATACTTCCACAATTTAAATCAATAATTTCTTGTTCGTCTTCAATATTTTTTAATATTATTTTACTCTTACATTTTTCTTCTCCTATATTCATATATTTACTTATACTTGTATCAAAAAATATATAATCATTTTGAATTAGAGCATTCAATAATAACGAACAATCTGTTGTTTTGCCTAAAGGAGCTCTCTTAAATTTAATTTTACCATTTGGTTTAGTTTCTTTTTCATCATATCTCCAATATTCATTTTTGTCTTTAATTTCTTCATAATTATTTATACTAAAGGTTGTATACGGTAATCCTATCTTTGGAAAATAATGGTTTCTATATAAATTTATATAATATTGTTCTTCACATTGAGGATTGCCGTATTTTTTTAATTTACAACTTTCAAATTTCTTTTCAACACCATCTTTATAAGGTTTTACAATTATATAAATATCAACTAATTCAACAACATCTTTAAATTTTTTTGAGTTTATATGAACATTAAAATATTCTTCACCAAAATATTTAATTATTTTTTCTAGTTTTTCTTCACTGATACCTAATACTTTTAACGAATTTATAAAACAATGAGTTTTGTATTTTTCTTTTAATTCTGATTCATTACGATATATTTGTAAATCCGATAAATCATAATCCTCTAGTTTATTATAATATTCAAAAAATAATCCTTCTGTTGTTTTTAGTTCAACTTCTTCAAACTCAAACTCATTTATAATATTATCAACTAATAATTTAGCAAAAAGATAGTCAGATTCATAATCCTCTAATTCAATTTCATCTATTATCATCAAATCGTTAAATAATTCAGTTATATTTTTACTTGATATTGTTAATATTTTTTCTTGTTGAATTCCTAATTTATCATATGTAAAATATGTTAAATATTTTTTATCTTTTATTATCGATAACACCAAATTTTTTAAATTTTCCAAATATATTTTTTCAGAATTTGTTAATTCACCTTCAATATTATTAACGAATGTTTTTACATAATTATTAAATATATGATATAATTTATCTTCAACTGATTCAATTATTTTCAATTCTTCTATAATTATATCAATAATAAGATTAGATGCGTCCTCTAGGACTAACAAATCTTTTTCATTAACTACTTCATTTTCATTAATTATAAAATATATCATATCATCTTTACTTGTATTCCAATTAAAATTATTATCTTCATAATTTTCTTTTATTCTTTTCCATAAAATACTTTTACTCATTTTATTTAAATTTTCATAAGTATACATATTAATGCCACTTCTAACATTTTCTAAAAATTTTTTCATTTCACTTATAGGTGTTTTCCAAACTATTCCAAATTCTTCATAAATTGGATATGTTTTTACTTGGTTCCATATTTTACTTTTTTCTTTATTACTCATTTAATACTTATTTATCTCCCCCTCTTTTATAAGAAACAAAAAACTTAAATAAAAAAATTTTTAGAGTTTTTTACTTAAATAAAATTTTAAAAATCTTTAATCTTTAATTTTGATTTATTTTTTCATGTGATATTTTGCTAAATTTTTCATTTTAATCAATTCTTTATTTTTTTGATAATATTCTCTCATTCTTTTATTTTGTAAAATTCTTTTTTCTTCATCTGTTTTTTTCGCCTTGATTGTTTTTATCAAAATATCTGATTCGTCTTGTGTTAATTTTCCACTTTCAAACATTAACATTATATTTTCTATTTTATCACTCATATATTTGTATGTGTTTTTATTACTTTTTATTTTCTTAAATAAACTTTATTAAAAT